TCCTCCTTAATTGATTGACGCCCAAGTTATAAATCAACTCGCGCTTTAACTCCTCAACCTGACGCAAAACCGTCTCGTCTTTCTGATTGGTCCCCGAAACTATGTCCTCCAAACGATGGATCACATAAACCATGTCAACACGATCATCATCCATCACCAACGCTCCCCAAACACCTTGCGAAATACTGCGTCCAAAAGATCTTCCATCTCATGCTCAGTCATTTACTCTCTCCCTTCTCTGGCTCTTGAGCCTGTGACCAAAACTCTATGGCCTCCTCCGCCTTTGCCAGCTTGGCTTCCAGTTCCTCGACGCGGCGTTGCCCTACCTCACGCATCTTCTGCATTCCTGCTCGGTATCCCTCATCATAAGCATAATCACTCATCACACAGCCTCCTCTTCTGGTTCCCAACGCTCATCATCCAAGGCTGTCGGCTCCCATGAATTGTCCTCGCCATCTCTATACGCACCCTCAAAGTTCATGCCCTCGTCCTGATAATCAGCCAGAACCTCAATGCCCATCGCATGAAGACGATCCCACACAGGAACAGGCGGACCCCAAGCAGTCCAACAACGGAACGAGAACCACGCAATCTTCTGGTCATCCGAATACGCAAGACCATCATGATCGATCTCAGCCTCGCAGACATCCCACTTCGTACCCCAGTTCTCGCACCTCCACTCATACCAGTCAGGCATCACCTGATCCGGCTGCGTCTCCTTGGCCCACAATTCAAACGGCATAGGCGCAATCGTGTTGCAAAACTCTGGCTCCGATTTAGACAACGCCAGATGCAGGTGCTGGATCAAATGGGTCGGGCCCTGAAGGTACACTTGTTGATAGCAATGATTAGGCATTACAAAATACCTCCCGTTTTAAACTGTATGTATTGTGTTACGTTATCTTCGATCTCGTTATTGAACTCGGCAAACATGCGGTCAGCAACCGAGGCGACCTGTGCCACAAAGACAGGCCAGTCTTGGTCCCCCTCCCAATAGAAGGTCGCAATCGCAAGAGTGCGATTGTATCTTTCGACATTTCCGTCAATGGTTTCGATGATTTCAATCTGTGCCGAAGCTCCATCACTCATGTGAGATGCAGAATGATTAGGCATTACACTTCCTCCACGGGTTGAATATACGTTTCAGTGTCCAACGTGCTCTTGTTGCACATCTCATCGAACACCGAAGCAGGGGCCTCGTTGCTGATGTACTCTATCAACTCGTCACCCTCTAAATGTGCAGGAACCTCGTACTCAGGATACCAAGTCTCTTGGCGCACTACTTGGAACGTAACTGTTTTTGTATTAGGCATTCGTCTTTCCTTTCGTAATGTTGAATGGTTGTAGACTAACAACACAGATCAGGGCTGTCAAACGAAAAGATTTTCCGGGGCTGTTTACGCTGTATACACATTTCTGCTAGATATTTTTAAAAAAGCCCAAAAGGAAAAAGTTTTCGTGTAAATCTTGTAAACAGCGTAAACAAACACACTATAGTTGAGCCGCCTGTTTACACCTGTTTACAATAAGGCCTTATTGTTTACGTTTCAGCCTCTGGAATTTCTCAAACAAACACCAGCCATGGTGTTGTTGGTCTACAAGTCGGAGCGGAAACTGTGTAAACGGCGTAAACATTTGTAAACAGCAGCGGCCCCCTTGAACTGGTCAATCCTGTTGTTGTATTGTTGTTGAAAACATGGAGAGTATTCATGCCGTCACTGAAGAAGAAGATCGAAGAAGAACACGGGCGAAAGCTCACCAACAGGCAGATGACTTTTGCACAGAAGATTGTCGAAGGCATCTATTCCAACACCGAGTGTGCCAAGAGGGCGGGATACTCCCCTGATGTGGCCTATAACACCGCGTCAAAACTTCTGAACGGGCGGGATTTCCCTCATGTCTTGGAATACATCACCGAGCTTCGACAGGAACGAGAGCGCCGCTATGGTGTGACCACCATTGGTCAGCTTGAAAGGCTGCACCAACTGTCTCTTGGAGCGGAGGATGCTGGTCAGTTTTCGGCTGCGATCAACGCGGAGAAGATACGCTCTGCCCTTGGTGGTTTAACCATCGACAGGCGAGAGACAATCAACACCATCGATCAGCTTTCTCGGGACGAGATCACCACTCGACTTGCTGCATTACAGAAGCAATATCCCCAAGCCTTCCAGATCGAAGGGACATACAAGGATGTGACCAATGAGCAAGGGACCGGAGGCAAACTTCTGGACGCAATTGAGGCAGAACCTTCCGAAGAAGTGCTTCGCCACGAGGATTGAAAACAAGCATGGAGGGGGTGTTCCCGATGTGCATTTAGTTTGGGATGGGTTGTCGTTTTGGTGTGAGCTGAAGGTTAGTAAATCAAATGCAGTGAACATCTCTCCTCACCAGATCGCGTGGAATGCTGCATATTGGGCGAGAGGTGGGGCAAATTTCTTCTTGGTAAAGAGGGCCCTTCACCGTGATATACTTTTGTTTGACGGTGATCAGGGGGCCTTGCTTGCCAGTGGCGGCATCTCTGCGGCCCAAGGATCGAGGTTCGCGGACCCTGCGTCTTTGTTCTGCGCCCTGCGGCCTCGTTTAGAGGCTATATACTCTGCGGCCCTGCGGCCCTGCGACTCTGCGCCTTGATTCTATTCTATTATCTTTGCCAAGGCAAAGGAAAAAGGGGCCGTGGCCCCTTCCCTTAACTGTGCCCCTTCAAAAGTTTGTGGATTAACTTCCCTTCTTTCTTGCTTATGGGTTTGGCCGATGACTTGATGGCTTTCTCTACGGATTCTTTATTGTAAGTGCTCATATCTAGTGCTCCACGATTGCGATTGATTTGCCTTTGCTCGATCCCTTGCAAAGTTTGCAGGCTGTGCATTGTACGCGCCGCCCTGCTTCTTTTGATGCTGGACATAGGGCCTCGTTCGCCTTGTCCAGGTCGCCAAGGTCCGCGATCACGCGGAAGGTCCGGCGTCCGGCGGTCCAATGCGCGACCGCCTGCGTGTGATTGTCCGCGCTTTGCATCGCGATATCGGGACGCCACCCGCTCTGATGTGAGTATGCGGTGAACGTGTCCGCCTCTGAAAGTAATTCTTCCCAAACGTGGGCGGGCACCGCTGCGGGGTCGCCGTATGTGCCGACTCGGACAAAGCGCCCGCGCCCTATGGTCGCCGGATCCGCGGGTTGATACACGCCGCGCAAGTATGATTTAAAAACGATTAAGACGCCTTGGCCTAGGTTGACATAACAGCGCCGCCCCTTGGCTTGCTTGCGGGCGGGGTCGGTAGTGACTTCGCCGCGCATGGTACAATCGCCGCATATTGAAAAGTCTGCGCCTGTTTTGCTTGCCTCAAGTGGGTTGATATCGGAGCGCAATATATAGGTCTGCACGACCGCGCCCGTTTTTGTGTTACGATTTGAGAAGGTCGCGATAACGACGATTGGCTTGCCATCCAATAGGCTTGGCCCGTTGTAGATGATTCCGGATTTCATGGTTTTGTTTCCTTTGTGTAATGGTTAACGAGTAAAGAATAGCAGAGCAACAATCATTCAACAAGTGAAAAAATATATAAACTCTGCGGCCCTGCGGCCCTGCGGCCCTGCGGCCCCGCTTCTTTCTTTTATGTAATGCCAGGGCGGGGCGGGGCGCGTGGTGCCTGGCGCAGCGGGCAAATGAAAAGGGCCCCGAAGGGCCCTGATCTTTAGTTCTCGATTTCGTATTGCAATTGTCTTTCGAGGTCGCGGTATGCATCTTTCAATAACGCTTGGAGTTTAGCGCGGCCTTCGGAGTTTTCAGGTAAATCTTTAATGATTGCCTCAACAGTTCGCACCGGAATGTCATTAAGATCAACCTTAAAGTTTTTGTATGTGATCCAACCTAGTTTCATTGTTCTGTTTTCCTTTCTAATGATTAAGAACACCTTATCAATACCAGCTATTCAACAACCAGTCAACAACTATTCTTCAAACAATCTCTGCGGCCCTGCCGCCCTGCGGCTTGACAAAAAACCCTGCGGGCTTGCGCCCGCAGGGTTCTCAGAAAGGAAGCCCGTAACCCTGGGCCAGGGAACTGGTGAGTAGACCAGGCGGCGAAGCCGTTATATAGCGCAGCGCCTGGTCGGTGGTTCAGCTGCGATCTATGAACGGCACCTCTCGCACATAGTACTCGGTGTCTCGATCATTGTTTTGATCATGCTCTTGCAGGTCAGCCGCCGCCTGTGCCGCATTGGGTTCATATAAATATGTGCCCAAGTGGCTGTCATGGTGCTGCCCCTTCTTCGAGTTTATGGGGCGCATAAATACGCCCCATGTCCCATAATGTTTTTTGTTTACTTCGATCATGGTGTCAGACCCATCCCGCTATGATTGGAAGGAACAGGACCAGCGAAACCGCCAGCCCTGCACAAAAACCCAGTACGATATTATACAGAGTATTCATCGCGCCATTCCGGATCAGCATCGACCAGCTGGCCGAAAGAGATAACGTCGCGGCGATAGGTATCGCCCATCTCATACGAGCCCTCGTGCATGTGAGGCGATGTCGCTGCGACAAACCATCGAGCATGTGGGTCAGTCTTCTCGGCGCTTGAGTGCTTATAAGTTTTGAGAACTTTCCAGACCCAGCCGTCGCGGCTGGCGTATGTTGCATATGGCGTATCCGCTGGGCGGGTTTTTCCGAATGATGTTCTTGGCATTTTGTAATCCTTTCTAGATTAAGAGTAGGTTGATTGTAGCCCAGCAACAACTGGGCTACAAGTCTTTTATGCGAGTTTGTCGAACTCTTCGATCAGCTGGTCGTACATCTTGCCAGCCTCTTCGGTGCGATTGCAGTTCAGCATCATGATCATGAACTCGAGTTTGAACTTGAGGCGGTTGCCGGTGGTTTGTTCCTTCGCAGCTTCCACTGCCTCTTCGTTATATGCTGGTTTCATTGTCTTTCCTTTCTGGTTGAGTGCTACAGGATCGCAGCGGATGCCGCCCCACGCGGGGGCGGTCACCGCTATGATCCTATGCGATTGTGAAACGTGGGGTGGGTTTTTTCCAGAACGCTTTATGATCTGGATGATTGGGATCAGCAGAGCGATCACACAACCTTTGAAACGATTGCTCGCGATGCTCGCGCCACCACTTCATATCTG